GGTTGAGTGAGTCAGGCTTCCCGTCTACATGGAAGCCACTCGATGATGACGCCGAGGCTTTCAGGTTGATGGTTGACCTTAACTTGTTTGTGTTCCACGGATGGACGTACGCAGAAAACGAGAAGGTGCCGTTGGCAAATGTGACGGTGGATAACGCCGAGCAAACTGTTCCGTCTGGAGAGATCAAAGGTGATGATCCGAAAGCTGCTGTGAGACGAGCCATCGTCAGAGCAGCCGCACAAATTGGAAAGGCAATGAAATGACCGACAAAGGAGTCACGCTTAATCTTTTACGCCGCGCATGGGATGCACTTGATTCGTTCAAGCAGGCATACCCAGAAAACTGGCGCGAAGAAGATCAAGCGGTGCTGGATGACTTGATCAAAGCCGACAACGCAATACAACTGGCGCAAACAGAAACCCCTACGCTGATGAGCCACGTGTGGATAGAACAACTGTGGAGTAAAAGATGAATAACCCTCATCACTACACCCCCGGCAAGCCTTGGATAGACGGCGAACCAAGCAGGGTACACATTCACGACCCCAACAAGCTCGGCACGTGGATGCTACTCAACACGTACTGCGGGACGATTACCATCGAGAAGGATGCGTTCTTTGGGCAGCGTTGTATGTTGTTGGCTGGTGGGCATGACATCACCATGAAGAACAGTCAGCGATTTGCTCTGAGCAGGGACAGAAAGGACATCCTCATCAAGGAAGGTGTCTTCGTTGGGTCGGGTGCCATCATCATCGGGCCCTGCACCATCGGGGAACATGCTGTGATTGGGGCGGGGAGTGTGGTGCTGCCCGGCGTGTACAGGGGTGGATGCGTGTACGCAGGCAATCCAGCCAAGTTCAAGAAAGAAATCGAGTTTCAGAGGCTACACAAATGAACATCGACAAACTGCAATACATGACGATGGCCGAGCGGTTGCGTGGCTACGCAGAGGGGATGCTGGAAGGCTATCAGGGCGAAGCCCGGCACGGTACGTTGGCGCGGACGTTGAACAAGGCAGCGGACTTGCTTCAGGCTGTGTGGGACGAAAACAACCCACCGGATGAGAAGTTTGGAGGCACCGAGTGAAATGCCCCCTGTGCGGAGCCCCAACTGATGTTAAGACGACCAAGAGCGACGGCGGGACAGTGACCAGAAGAAGGCACTGTTTTAACGACCACACCTTCTACACCAAAGAAGCTCCGATAACCGAACCGAAACCCAAACGCAAGTCCAAATCGCATGACCACAAAGATACCCGCTTGGTCCTTCTCGTCGATAAAGACGTTTGAGCAGTGCCCCAAGAAGTTCTACCACCTCAAAGTGGTGAAGGACTTTCAGGAAGATCAGAACGCTGAGCACCTGATCTACGGCACCCGCTTCCACAAAGCCGCCGAGCTGTACATACGCGATGACCAACCGCTGCCGCCTGAGTTCACATACGCAAAGAGTTCATTGGATAACCTCAAACAACGACCGGGCCGGAAGTTGTGTGAGTACGAGATGGGGCTGACCGAGAACTTGGAGCCGTGCGAATTCAAAGACCCACGTGTGTGGTGGCGGGGCATCGCAGACCTGATCATCCTTGAGGACGACGGTACTGCCCGGGTGCTGGACTACAAGACGGGTAAGAACGCCAAGTACGCTGACACGGGCCAGCTTGAACTCATGGCGCTGGCGGTGTTCAAACACTTCCCCGAGGTGGTGCGGGTCAAGGCCGGGCTGCTGTTTGTCATCGCCAAACAATTCCCCAAGGCAAGCTACGACCGTGCTGACGAGGCCAAGCTGTGGGAGAAGTGGCTGCGTGACCACGGGCGCATGCGCCGGGCGTACGAGACCGGGGTGTGGAACCCACGCACCTCGGGCCTTTGTAAAAAGCACTGTGTTGTTCTATCATGCCAACACAACGGAAGGAGCACTTAGATGCCTTACACGAAATCCCCGCGTCCGTACAAACACGAGTATGAGATGCAGAAGAAACGCGGTGAACTACCCGACCGCATGGAGCGCCAGCGGGCGCGACGCGCCCTTGACAAGAAGGGCGTGGACCGCACTGGCAAGGACGTATCACACGTGAAGATGCTGTCCAGAGGCGGCACCAACGCGGATGGGTACAGGCTGGAGTCGCCGAGCAAGAACCGCGCTCGGAACGGGCACAGCAAAAAATAAAAAAGTGGGGTAGCCCCACTTGACGCGCCGTGCGCGGTGGGGTAGATTGGCAGTTCGGCAAACGACAGAGCGAGTGGGACACCCACTTCGCTCTCTGTTCGTTCGCTTGCTGGAGAACGATTTGGAAATCATCGACAACAAGGCACTGTTGTTGACGCTGCGCAATCCGCAACGCGTCACGACGGTCATCCCAAAGAGCAAGGAACTCCCCAACAACCGGGTGCTGGTTCACTGGGGTTTGGAAGAAGCACAGGTGCTCAGAAACCTGCGCGTAAAGAACGTACCGTCACCGATCATGGGGCGTTACGACTGGCCCGGGCAGCACAGACCGTTCGACCACCAGAAGACAACGGCATCGTTCCTGACGATGAACCGCCGTGCGTTCTGCCTCAACGAGCAGGGCACCGGCAAGACTGGCTCTGTCATCTGGGCAGCGGACTACCTGATGCGGCAGAAGCGGGTCAAGCGTGTGCTGGTCATCTGCCCCTTGTCCATCATGGATTCAGCGTGGCGGGCTGACCTATTCAAGTTCGCCATGCACCGCTCTGTTGACATCGCATACGGTGCCAAGGAAAAGCGCAAGGCCATCATCAACGGTGGCGCAGAGTTCGTGATCATCAACTATGACGGCGTGGAGATTGTGGCCGATGACATCGCCAACGGTGGGTTTGACTTGATCGTGGTGGACGAGGCCAACGCATACAAGAACGTGCAGACCAAGCGGTGGAAGGTGCTCAACACGCTGGTCAAACCGGACACGTGGCTATGGATGTTGACGGGCACCCCCGCTGCTCAGTCCCCGCTCGATGCGTACGGCTTGGCCAAGCTGGTCAATCCACAGGGTGTCCCCAAGTTCTTCACTACGTTCCGCGACATGGTGATGCACAAGCTCAACACGTTCCGGTGGATACCCAAGAGCACAGCAACGCAAACGGTATTCGACGCCTTGCAGCCAGCGATCCGGTTCACCAAGGACGAGTGCCTTGACCTGCCCGAGATGACGTACACCAAGCGCCGGGTCGAGCTGACCAAGCAGCAGGAGCGGTACTACAACATGCTCAAAAGCAAGATGGTGGTGCAGGCCGCAGGGGAAGAAGTTACCTCGGTCAACGCCGCTGTCAACATGTCCAAGCTGCTGCAAATATCTTGTGGTGCGGTGTACTCCGATTCGGGCGAGACGCTGGAGTTCGACATCAAGAACCGGTACAACGTGCTGACCGAGGTCATCGACGAGTCCAGCCAGAAGGTGCTGGTGTTCGTGCCGTTCAAGCATGTGATCAGCATCCTGAGCGACAAGCTCAACGCCGACGGCTACACGACCGAGGTGATCAGTGGTGAGGTGCCCGTGGGCAAGCGCACCGACATCTTCAACCGGTTCCAAACCGAGCCCGAGGGCACCAAGGTGCTGGTCATCCAGCCCCAAGCCGCAGCCCATGGCGTCACGCTGACCGCCGCAAACACCGTGGTCTGGTGGGGGCCCACCCCCTCCCTCGAAACGTACGCACAGGCCAACGCCCGGGTCCACCGGTCGGGGCAGCGCCACCCATCCACAGTGGTTCAGCTCGCGGGCTCCGGTGTAGAAAGACACGTTTACAACTTACTGGATAATAAAATCGACGTTCACTCAAAAATTGTCGAACTTTACAAAGAAATCCTTGAATAAGTCGAAATCTGCCACTATAATGAAAGCCCCAACAACACAAGGAGAACGCAATGACAGAGGAAACGACGCCGCCCCCAGCACCTGCGGTACCCCCCGAGAAGCTGGTCAAGGTGTACTTGAAGATGAAGGCCAAGCACGACGAGATGCGTATCGCGTACGAGGCCGAGGAAAAGAAGCTGGCCGAGCAGATGGGCAAGGTCAAGTCGGCACTGCTGGCGTTCTGCAAAGAGCAGAAGGTTGACAGTGTGCGGACAAGCGAGGGCCTGTTCTACCGCTCCGTCAAAACGAACTACTGGACGAACGATTGGAAGTCCATGCATCAGTTCATCGTGGAGCACAAGGTGCCGCAACTGCTGCATGAGCGCATCCACCAAACGAACCTCAAAGAGTTCCTTGAGGCCAACCCAGACTTGCTACCACCGGGACTCAACGTGGACAGCGAGTACACCATTACCGTACGGAGGAAGTGATGAGTGAGCCCTTTGTGCCAATCGAAGAATTGGCCAAGCACTTCACGGTTTCGGTATCGACTGTTCGCGCATGGGTGCGGCAGGGGCACATCCCAAAGCACACGTACTTGAAGATCGGCAACACGTACCGCTTCAACGTGGCCAAAGTTGTTGAAGCCCTGTCGAACACGCCCAAGGACGAGCCCGAGGTACCGCAACCCAAAGACCCCAAAGCCCCAGTTCAACTTGAGCTGGAATTCAATGACCCCGACAAAGATATTTAACTGGAGAACCGAAGATGAGTACTGCAATGACCCTGTTTGGCAAGCCCAACAACGCCGCTCTCGCCCTGCTGAGCGGCCTCGAAGACAACCTGACGAGCACCCTTGCGGGTGGCAACAACGGCAACAAGCGCATCAGCATTGAGGGCGGCGCGTTCCGTGAGTACATCGGTGGCAAAGAAGTTCGTGTGAGTGAAGAACGTGCGATGAAGGTCATCCTGATCAACGCTGCACCTACGTCCCGCATCTACTACCCCGACACATACGTCAAGGGTCAGAAGAGCAAGC